GGCGACTAATGGTCGAGCGCGGCGGTGAGAAGTTCTCGGGCTACAACAAGCCCAAGCGCACTCCGGGCCACGGCTCGAAGTCTCACGCCGTGCTTGCGAAGGTAGGCGGCAAGGTCAAGCTCATCCGCTTCGGTCAGAAGGGCGTGAGCGGCGCGGGCAAGAACCCTAAGACTGCCAGCGAGAAAGCCCGCCGCAAGTCCTTCAAGGCGAGGCACGCCAAGAACATCGCGAAGGGCAAGATGTCGGCGGCTTACTGGGCCGACAAGGTCAAGTGGTAGGCTCTAGTCCTCTTCGCCGTCCCAGCACAGGCAGGACGTTTCGCGGAAGCCGGGGACGACCTCGGGGAAGAGCCTGCCTTGAGCCTCGTCAGCCTTGAGGAACGCCTCCCAACTGAACGAGCGGCCTAGCCCGGCGACGGTATCGAGTTCGGCGTTGCGCTCCATCTCGATGGCTCGCTGGGCAAGCTCGGGATACTGCCGCTTGAGGTCGAGGATCTCCTTCTTCTTCGAGCCGGGGCAGAAGAAGCAGGCAGACTTACCAGGGTTAGGTAGCCCGGCACGTTCGAGCGCGAGCAGGCAGTCTTCTCGCTCCCAGCCCCAGTCGATGAGCGGATACTCGTAGCGATACTTATCGTCTTCTGGGATCTGTGCTCGCCGCTGCTCTCCGATGTCGATGTTCAGATACTTCGTGACCTTCTCACCCGCTGCCCAGACATCCTTGGCGGGCTGGTAGTTGTTGGCCCAGACCTCTTGCGGCTGCTTCTTATACTTATGGCTGCACGACTTGAAGCCGTAGGCCAGGGACGGAAGCATCTTCTTGTAGAGGCAGTTGTGCTCCAGATTCCGGTAGGTCTTCTGCGAGGCACGGACGCGGGTGATCTCAGGGAAGCCATGCTTCTTGAGCCACCGATCCATGATGTCCACGAACTGGTAGGTGTGCGGCTTCTCGCCGCCCGTGTCAGCGAACAGGATCACGTCGCAGTTCATGCCACGCTCCTGCATCCCGACGATGAGGGCCGCGCTGTTCACGCCGCCTCCGAAAGAGACGATGATCATTTCCGCTGGTCCTCCCAGTAGAAGCCGAGCATCTGCCCGTCCTGCCTGAGCCTGGAGACCAAGGCTTCTCCGAGATACTCCTTCAGTTCATCCTTGCTCATGTTCGAGACCAGGATGGTGGGTCGGACTTCTCGGTAGCGCCGGTCGAGCAGGGCGAACAGGCTGTCTGAGGCGTGCTTGCTGTCCTTGTGCCGCCCGACTTCGTCGAGGACTAGCAGGCTGGGGGAGACGTAGGTGTTGAACACGTCCATCTCCCGCTCCTCTGCGTCGGCGTTGTAGCAGGCTCGGAGCCTTACAAGGTAGTCCTGCGTCGTGGTGTACAGCGCGGAATGGTCTCGCTTGTAGATGATCTCGTTGACTACGGCGCAAGCTGCGTAAGTCTTGCCAGCGCCGGGGTTGCCGACGAAGATCAGGCTCTTGCCCTGCTCCAGCGCGATGTCGAACCTTTCGATGTAGGTCTGGAGAGTCTTGCCGACTTCCTGCATGGCCGGGTTCTTTCCCTGCCAGTCTTTGAGTCGGGCGCTGCGGTAGCGCGGCGGCACCCCGGACTCGTCCATCATCATGGCTCTGAGCCTGTCCTCGACGCCGGGGTCAGACTGGACGAGCATCTCGTAGCTCTTCCGTAGCCGCTCCTCCTCCTCGGCGATCTCCTCGTTGCACTGCGGGCACTTCGTCCAGAACGCCTGGACCCGTGGGTGCCGGTGCGCCATCAGGCTGGACTCGTAGGCCCCGTGGTCGTCGCAATGCTTGGTCGCCTCTTCCAGCGTCCTCCAAGCGTTCATGATCTGCGTGTCGTCGCTCTCTTCCATCCTAGCGGCCCTCCTTGCCCCTGTGTTGAACGATCGGCGGTCATCCCTGCCCAGACAGCCTGGACAGAGAAAGTCCCTTAGAAGTCAATCTCGCCAGCCTCATGCAGATGCTCTTGAGGCATGGGCTTTTGAGGCGCGACCATCTCGTCTTCCCAGCCTCGTTGGTTCAGCCACGTCGAGGGGTTCTTGCGGAATCTCACGTCCGGCGTGCTCGCGACGTACTCCTGAACGCGCCCCATGGCTGCCCTGCGGTCCTTCTTGGACAGCCGGTTCCAGCTAGAGAACGCAGGCTTGGCCCCGGTCTTCTTGCCGTAGGCGTCCCAGAACTCGGTGAACCCTGTCTCGGCCCACTTCTCCTCCCGGTCCTGCCTCTTCTCCTGTACTGTACTAGTACTACTAGTACTGTCTGTACTAGTACTAGTACTAGAATATATATCACTAGGGGGGGTCTGGGGGGGATGGTTGCTTGTAGCGTTCTTGGTAGCGTTTTCGGTAGCGTTTTCGGTAGCGGCTTGAGCCTTCCGTTCACGGTGACGCCGGACTCTCTCAGCGGCCTTGGCTTGCGCCACGGTCTGGCGCTGACGGAACCGGCTGACCCGGTTGACGCTGATCGTGTCGTCGTCGAAGACGCAGATCAGGTTCGCCTTCTGAAGCTCCGCCAGCGCCTTCTGCGCCGACTGGATGCCTAAGCCTGAGATCTCAGAGCAGACGCGGTAGTCCTCGTCCACCTCGATCCAGCCCTCGTCATCCGTCTTCAGCAGCAAGCAGATGAACAACCATCTGGACGCGACGGAGATCGTGTCGTCCCAGAGGTTTGAGTCCAGTAGCTCGTTGCCCAGTAACTTGGTTTGCCCTCTCATGCCCCTCTCCGTAACGCTTCGCGTCACGGGATGCAAGCAAGAAAAGAGGGCCGGAACCGCTGGTGCTAGGTTGCTGGGAAGGGAGGGAGCGCGCTGGCTTATTCAGCCGCGCGGATCAGGGGTTCCGGCCCAAGTGTGTGAAAAGCGAGCGCGGTAGCCGAGAAGGGAAAACAAGCAAAACCTCTCAGCTACCGCACTCAAAGCCTCTGCCGGTTGTTATGGCTATCGCAAACCCACATCTCGCCAGATGTAGCAGAGGCATGACATGACCCCTCTCTCTTGAGACCATGCGTAGGCATGTCTAGCATCGGGCACGCCCCGTGTCCAGCCCTACTCAACGATCTCTCGAATACTGCCGCAAGAACGGCTGGATCGCCGGGGTCGTGGAGAAGTGGAACCCGCACGCCCGCATCCGCCAGGATCTGTTCGGGTGCATCGACCTCATCGTCATCGACGACCTCGAACAAGGCCCGCTCGCAGTCCAGGCCACGTCCGGCACGGGACACGCCGCCCGACGTAAGAAGTCGATCGCGGAGCCGAGGCTCAAGCTCTGGCTCGAAGCCCCGGCTCGCTTTGAGATTTGGTCCTGGGCCAAGCGAGGACCGAGGGGCAAGCGCAAGGTATGGACCCTGCGCCGCGAGCCTATCCTTCTCGCTCACTTAGAACCGAACGAAGACGGCTAGGGTCCACCTTCAAGGCGCGAGCCAGGAGGACCACCGTCCCGTTGGTCGGGGCGCTGAGGTTGTATTGGCAGTTGAATATCGTCCTGGCGCTGACGCCGGACTTCTTGGACAGCGACTCGACAGAGGTAAACCCCGCCTCGTGCATCAGTCCATAGAGCCCCTCTTCAGGTCTCTGATCTTCATTAGGATGTCTCTTCGTTCCCATGACATGCAGTGCTCCAGTTCGCTAGTGAGTTTCAGTAGTTGCTCCGTCCTGCTCGCCTCCTCCATCTGCTTCCGAGATGGATTGGTTCGGCATAAACTGCAAGACCCTTCGTAGTCTCTCCCCACGATATGGGTGTCGTGCCCCTTCTTGCAGAATCGGGTGTTGTCCGTGTAGTTGCACTGCCGGGCGGGTCGATCGCTCATCTTGTGCTAGATCCTCTCTGATTTGTTTGATGACTGTTCCGTACAGAGCGCTCTTCTCCAAGTCCTTCGCGGTCTTAACCCAGTAGTGAGCCGTCGAGTGATCCGTGCGATTCAGGTAAAGGGTGATGTCCTCCATCGTCATCGGAGTCATCTCCCGCATCAGGTAGGCGGCCACCATTCGAGGGTAGCTCGCCATCCTGGTGCGTGAGTGACTCCAGATCACGAGAGGATCTACGCTAAAGGCTTTGCAGACAGCTAGTAGGATGCGGTCAGGGTGGTTCATATCGTTTGCCACACGGTGTGAAGCCTACCGTTCTTAGACCGCCTCCGCTTGCCGCTGTCTCTCACGAGCCCCATCACGACAAGCTCCGCTCGACGCGAGCGGATGCTGCTGGCAGACAGCCTCCCATCCATAGCCTGAACCAACTCCAAGTCCGTCAAAGGACGAGACTGCAAAGTCTTGAGGATACGGCTCCGGGTCTCATTCATATGCAAGGACGACGGCCCTTGCCTGCTGGTCTCAGGATCGCTGGCGCGAGCCTTGGCTTGAGAGTTCATGTGCTCGATCGCATCCCTCAAAGCCTGGATGGAACTATCCAGGCCCTGAGGAAGTGACGTAGACATGGACCTCCTCCAAGCCTGGACGACTGCCCCGGCTTGGATCAGAACCTTGTCTCTTGGACTCATCAGCTTCGGTCCTTTTGCTCTACGCCCAAGGCTTCCTTGAGGATCGCCATGTGCTCCTGGCCTGCCTCGCGCAAGTCGTCGAGGTCTGCGCCGATGATCTTGCTGATCTTCACGCGCATCCCCCACTCCTTGTAGGACTTGGAGTCCGACACGTTCTTCAACGCTTCGAGCGCGTGCTCCTTGAGAGGGAACGGCTCGATGTCGATGATCGCAGGCTTGGGCTTCGGGGCAGGGGCTTCCCGTTCCATCGGGTCGTCCTTGCTCCAGAGCTTCCAGCCCAGCCCGAACAGCAGCGCCGCCGCCTTGCACATGCCACGCACGAAGGCGTCGCTGATGTCGCGAGCGTCGGGGTTCTTCTTGGCCTGCATCCGGTGATCCATCACCGCGTGCGGGACCAACGTCGTGACCATCGGACCATCGTCGTCGTCATGTGCGACGTAGGCTTGCCGGAACCCGATCAGCAGGTAGCACGAGCCGTCAGGGGCACGGTGCGCGATCCCGCCGTCCTCTGCGGGCTTGGCGTATGCCTGCCAGCCCGGCGCGTGCTCGCGCAGGTAGGCCGCGATCCGCGCCCAGTTCACGTAGTCGGCAGCGAAGTTGCCGCCGCCCTTCTTGCTTACGTCGTCAGCCTTGACGACATCGTCGAGTCTTGGGTAGGTCATT